TACTGGCTGAATGGATTGTGCGAATTAACCCTGAGTTCCTGAACCTTGGGGCCGACAGCAAAAATCACGGCTTGCCTGAGCCGACAGTAGATAAGATTCACGCATTGGTTTATAAACTGGCCGAAAGTGGAATTGAGTTGAGGGAGAAGCATAATCTCCATCGGCTTACAAAGTGAGAGTTGAAAGGGTTAAATGAATACTGAAGATATTATATTTTGTTCTTATTGTGATACGCCCACAGAAACGGACTTTTGCCCTAAATGCAAACGTAAAGTTACAAGAGACGCTGTTGAACCAAGGAGGTCAAAAGACTTAGTTGATGTATTCTTAAAAGGTACTTGTGAATTCCGAGGAATAAAAATCGAACAGGTTCTTGAGGTGATGAGTAACGGTTGTTGCGGGGATTGATGAAAGGAATATCAATAAATGACTTGCCAGAACGATACCAAAAACAAGCCAGACAAGCTCTTGCTCGTAGTTCGGTTTCCAGCCCGATTACCAACTTGGAACCGCATCTTGGCCATGCACTTCATCCAAAGAAAAAAGCTGAGGGATTTGACGGACAAGTTGATGTCTCTTTCAGTGAGAAACGCCACAGGCTCGCCGACCCCGATGGAGCGTGTGTTAAATACGTCCTTGACGCACTCGTTAGTTGCGAAGTATTACGCGATGATAGCGCCAAAGAAATCGGCAAAGTCAGCAAAGACCAAGTCAAGATTGACAAAAATGAGCAGGAAGAAACTGTGATAGAAATCAGGAGAGTGAAAAATGACAGACAAAGCAAAAATAGTTAGCTTAGAAATCGAGAATTTTAAACGTGTCCAAGCCATATCTCTTGTGCCGGAAGAAAACGGATTAACAGTTATCGGCGGAGATAACTACCAGGGCAAGTCAGCTATTTTACACGCTATCATGTCTGCCTTGGGCGGCGAGAAATTCACGCCATCGGATCCGATACATGAAGGTGCCACAAAGGGACAAGCTGTCGTGACGCTCTCAAACGGAATTAAAGTTTCGAGAATTTTCACTGAGAAAGGTACACGCCTTAAAGTGGATGGCGCGGCCGGAAGTGAAAGTGGCATGACCTTGATAAAAGAATTCATCTGCGCTTTTGCTCTTGACCTATCTTCTTTCCTGAACGCTTCCGACAAGGCCAAATTGGAAATTCTGCTGAAGATTATTGGTGTGGACTTGGCCCCGTTTAACGAGAAGATAGCCACGCTGGAAGCCGATCGGTTGGTCGTTGGTCGGCAGGAAACCAAAGCCAAGGGCCACGCCGAATCCATGCCATACGATGAAGCCGCCGGAGATACTTTGCTTACACCAACCGACATCATGGAAGAATTGGAAACCAAGGTAGCCAAGAACGCAAAGAACAGGGAGATACGGATTAACGCAGAAGCTCGGAAAGCCGACATCAAACGCAAGGAAGAGAAATTAACGGACGCAAAGGCAAAAGTGAATGATTTGCGTAACAAAGCCGAAGAAGCCATGAGGACAGTAGATGAACTTTTCAAAGAAATGGTGCAAATGGAGCAGGAATACGATAAAGCAACATTGCACGCAGGAGAGCTGGTCGACGAAGACACCACGGCAATCAAGGAAAAACTGGCTGAGATCGATGCTGCGAACGCCCGGGTCCGCCAGAACTTAGAACGCGAAAAAGCGTTTACGGATATCAATACATACCACGATGAATACATTGAATTGCAACACCAGATCGAAGACATACGCGCCGAAAAACTCGCTTTGCTTGACGGTGCCAACATGCCCCTGGAAGACTTGTCGATCGAGAATGATGTTCTGGTCTATAAAGGCCATGCTTGGGATTGTATGAGCCATGCAGAACAGCTCACCGCGGCCACAGCTATATGCCGAGCAGTCAACCCGAAGATGGGCTTCGTACTGATCGACAAGCTGGAGTCTATGGATATGACCACGCTGAAAGAGTTTGGTGCATGGCTGGTACGCGAGGACTTGCAGGGAATAACAACCAGAGTAAGTAAAGGAGAAGAGTGTAGCTTTATTATCGAAGACGGATTGGTCAAGAAACAGGAAGAAGATATAGAATTCGACTAACAAAAAGGAGAGTCATGGAACTCACATCAGGTAAAATTCAGAAAGCACAAAGAATCGTAATCTACGGACCCGAAGGTATAGGCAAGTCAACACTCGCTAACCAGTTCCCGTCTCCAGTATTCGTAGATACTGAGGGCGGTACGAACTGGATGGATGTCAAGCGATTTGTCTGCGGATCGTGGCAGGATATACTGGAAGCTGTAAAGCAACTCAAGACCACAAAGTATGATGTCAAGACAGTAGTTTTCGACACAGCGGATTGGGCTGAGCGTTTTTGTATTCAGTATGTTTGCAGAAATGCCAACAAGACCAGTATCGAAGATTTCGGATATGGTAAGGGCTATACCCATCTGTCAGAAGAATTCGGCAAGCTTTTAACATCGCTAAATGCTTTGATTGACTCCGGGATCCACGTAATTTTCATTGCTCATTCCGCAGTTAAAAAGATAGAGTTGCCGGATGAAGACGGGAGTTTCGACCACTACGAGTTGAAATGCACAAAGCAGATTTCGCCATTGCTGAAAGAGTGGGCGGAAGCCGTACTCTTTGTGAATTACAAGGTTATTGTAACCGAAAGTGAGAATGGTAAAACCAAGGCCGTTGGTGGTCGTAAAAGAATTATCCATACTGGCCATACCGCAGCCTATGACGCAAAGAACAGGTGGGGATTACAAGACCAGATTTCGTTTGATTTACCATTTGATTTTAGAGTGTTTTCTAAGGTGCTGAAGGATAATGTGAGCAAGCCGGTTCAGGCTGATGCTCCTGCGCCAAAACCAGCAAGGCCAGAAGTAGATGCCATGCTCGAAACCGGTCAGGCTAAGTTGGCGAAACCAGCGCAGGAACCAGCCAAGAAGGAAGAACCCGCACCAGTACCAAAGGCAATCGCGACACTTATGGAATTGTCAGGTGTTAAGGAACCTGAATTGAGGGTGTACTGCGAAGGCAAGAATTTCATCTCTAAAGATGGAAACATAAGAGATATGAAGGCAACTATCCAGAAACAGATGATACAAGACACGAACTGGAAAAAAGTAGTTGCCAACATCAAGGTAAGTCGCAAGTAGAAGTAAGAACAACATAGAAAAAGGAGATCATGGCAGACGAAACAACAAAAACCAAGGTGGAACAGATTGATATGAAAATAGTTGGCGCGGCAAAGCGCGAGCTGGTTGGCCTTTTAATAGATAATATTGGCGGGATTATGAAGTCATACCAAGAATCGTTGGAAAGTTCAAACCCTGATGCGAAGTTCAGCTTCAAAGTTCCATGTGGCCTGATCCTATCCCCGGCCGGTAAGGACGTGAAAGTCCGGGCAACAGTTGGGTATGGTGTTAAACACTCGGACGAATCAGTTGGCAGTATAGCGACAATACAGCCTGATTTGTTTGACGGCAAACAAGCGGACTAAATAAAGTAAACAGTAAACAGATAAGGAGAAAGAAAATGTCACCATCAGGAACAATGTCAGAAACGAAAGAGCCGAAAGAGGCTAGGATAGCCGTTGCGATGAATAGATTGGATGCAGCAAGTGTACGTATGGAAAAAGCAGTAGAATCCATTACCTGTAGGCTCGGGTCGATATTGGAACAGCGACCCGTGATTCCCGAAGGTAAATTGGCAGCTGAAACAACTCCTTCGGTACAATTAGCAGACAGGATTTCAGAATTAGCTGAAAGCATCGAAAGGACAGCAAAGTATCTCAATGACACGCAATCACGCATCGAGTTGTAATCAACACACGGAGAGGGATGGTGCGCCTTCCCTCTCTAACCAAATACGGAGTAGAATTATGGAAAACAAAGAATGGGATAGCCCGTTAGAAGATAAAGGACCAGAACCTTTAGCAAGAGATAAATATCGTTTTGCTGTGAAAACTTTTACAAGGGGTGTTTCCCACGGAAAAAAGACCGAGGGCGCGCCACAGGCAAGCTTAGTATTCCTGCTCTATCCATTAGACGAAAGCGCTGGCTGGGATAATCATATCGGAATCGGATACGACCATCTTACTCGGCACGCATCAACTGACTGGAAGGTATGCCAGTTCTTCACGTCAATCGGAGACCGGAAACATGACGAGGTTATTACTCCCAACTGGGATACTGTGGATGATTCTACTGGTATAGCTATCTTCGCACCCGATACATACGAGGGTAAGACAACTATGAAGGTCGAAGAATACCTTCCGCCAGAAGAACCCGTATCGGACGAGCCTCAGCCTTACTTTTAACTTCCCATAAGGAGTGGGGCTGCCGCTGTCCGTGCCTCCAGGGTGATCCCTTTCCTCACCCTTCGGAAGCGGTGGCCCGCTCTGAAAGGCTTAACTATGAAAGTTTTTGTCTACGTTGATAGCCTTGTGTTTACGTCTGCAGTATCGACATCGTTTGACTTGGACGTACCGGATTCATGTGATATTAAGCCCTTTTTGAAAGAAGTAAGTGAAGCCTTGCGCCATGCTACTCCCAATCAACTTCAAGCCAATGATCTTGGTTACGAAACACTACTTCAAACCGACAAGATTACTGGAGCAACTATTTTGTATTTTTACGGGTTCAAATAAATAATGGAACTTAGACCATATCAGACTGACGCCCTCAAAGCCGTCTACGACAAGTGGAAAGAGTATCGCAAGGTATTGATTTCCATGCCTACGGGTTCTGGAAAAACAATCGTATTTTCACATATAGCTGCACGAGAACGGGAGCTAGGCAATAGAGTGTTAATTTTAGCTCATCGTGATGAACTTATCCGACAAGCAGTTGATAAACTTTATCAATCCGCTGGCATCAAATCCGTCGTCGAGAAGGCGAGAGAAACATCTATCCATGCTGATTGCCCTGTCGTTGTTGGTAGCGTTCAGACGCTTATGCGCCAGACTCGGCTCGAAGAGTTTGAGACGGATCATTTCGATATGATTATCGTGGAC